GAATCTCAATATCTTGCATATTTTCATTTAATACTTCATTATCATCGATAAAAACTTTAACTAATTTTAAATCGGACGAGGCGTCAAATAATCCTTGTTTCATAATTAACCTTTATAACCATATTGTTTCATTATAACCAAAAATTCGTTAAGTTTAAATGGTTTAATGATTTTTAAGACTCTATTATTGTCATTAGAAGTAGTAATTTGTTCTAACCAAAATTCTGAAAGTTCTTCTCTTTCTTTTGAAGGAATAACAGATTTATATACATTTGATTCATAACTATTAATAATTTCATCTGAAAAATCTGTCATTAATATGTCACTATAAAACATATCAAACAATGGGTCACGATTATTTAACAATACTAATAAGTCCCAGTATTTTGTAGAACCATAAAGATCATATGCAATTGATTCTATCGTTTGATTTTGAATAATCTGAATGTACGTAATAAAAGTTAAATCACTTGCTTCAGGAATATCGTACACCTTTGTACGTTTATCTCCAGCGAAATATTTAATATTAATTCCTCCAACTTCTTCTGTTGGAAAAACTAATTGAGAATTTGTCATAAACATTTTAAGTCCTTATTTTGCAGCTGGGTCTGCAGCTGGGTCTGGAGTAAGTAAACCTGTTATTCCTTTGCCCGCACTTACAGCCGCGTCTTCAATGAAATTTCCCCCAGCCTTTATAGCATTTGTCATACCAGTTGAAGCTACGTCTAAGGCATCCAATGAATCAGTAGTTGGATCATATTTTTCCTTTCCGAACAATTGTTTAGTCATTGCCGAAATTTCTGAACAAGCCACAGTTAATTTTAAATATTTTGGAGTTCCATCAAAATATAAATCCATCATACCAGAACCAGCATAATCAACTGTTACAGCAGTAATAACTACTGGCTGAAAATGAATAGATTTCAGCTTAGGATTGGACACATCAATTAACCAAAAATTTGGTGCTTCAAGAATCGCATTTGTTATTACTTGATCTGGAGAAGAATATATCTTGAAATTATTAATTGCAGTAAAAATATCTCTAGCCATTAAATCTGATTCTATAATTAAATCCCAAGAAAATGAAAAAGTTCTACACTCTGTTCCACTATATTTTTGAAAATATCCCGGGTCTGCCCCTGGTACACGTGTACCAGATTTTGCTGCCGTTTCTTGAAGAGCTTTCATTGCAACATCTCCAGCTCCGCCACCGTATTTGCCTAATACAGAACCTAATTTTGATGCCGCATCTTTTGCTATTCCTGTTTCTTTTGCCCATTCGTGTCTAAGGTCTTCACTAAATGCATTTGGTAAAGGCATACCTATAACAATTTGTGATCTTTTATTTTGTAAAAGATTTTCTGCGAGTGTCTTATGAGTCGTAGCTTCATCTGATGTTAAATTTTTATTTTTTGCATCTTCTGCATTTTTAGACTTATCTGCAATACAAGCAGTAAATGTAATAATCATATTTGGTGAAAGATTTCTAAAACTATAAACAGAAGGAGACTTTTCATTAGCAAATGTTTTCGATGTTTGAGTTGTATCTGGTAAATTACTTGTTTGTTTGTTTGATTTGCTCACCGAAACTCCTTATAAAATGGTACTTCTAAACAGATCACTTGGGTGATATTGATCAGCTTCTTGTGGACTATTTATATTATTATTAGAAATATTTGTTGTTGTTTGTCCTCTATCTTGAGACATAGATGAGTCTTTTTCTTTAGTTGATTTAACAATATCTTCAGAAGCTTGTTTTACTATATCTTCTTTAGGTTTTTTAGAAACTTCTGGAGTGGCAGTATCATCATTGTCATCATCGGAATCATCCACATCTTTATTAATTTCATCTTCAGACACAGTTGGTTTTGTCATATCCCCTTTTGGTTGAACTTTCTGAGAAGTTTTCTTAACTGATGCTGCAGCTGATGTATCTCTGGCAGGAGCATTGACACCATCTCCCACAACAGGAACTTTTGCAAGTGCTCCTTTTCTATCTCCAATTGGCTCAACGTGCCAAGGCTCATTGCTCAATGGACGATATAAACCATATTTTGCTAATAAACCCATTTGGGCAGCTTCATTCACTGGACCAACATCTGATTTATTTAAGTCAACAGCTAAGCCTTTTTCGTGGAAAGACCTTCCAGGAGGTGCAACATTTTTACCAGCTTTGACAGCATCTCCACCATCTTTTTTTAGTTCAGCTGCATAAAGGGCAGCTTGTTGAGCTGTACTTCTATAACCAGAAGTCATAGTGATAGTTTTTTTAGTTCTTTGATTATATTCTCTTGCCATTGCACCAATATTTCCCATCAGTGCTTTATTAACATGTTCTGTATCAATTGTTCCTGCTGGTTTAAGCCCAACAGCGCTTTTAAACCCATCCCAGACTCCACCAATAGCACTAGATGCTTTTCCTGCCAATGAGTCATCTACAGTAGGAAGGGCTTGTCCACCACTTGCAGTATATTTTTGCATTCTTGAATTAGTTTCTGCTTGTCTTCCGTCAGCATTATTATATGCTACATTAGCACCAGAATGTCCAGCATTAATAGTCTGACCAAGTGCTTTTGTATTTCCTGCTTGAGCTAAATCCATAGCTGATTTTTTTGTTGTCGGATCAATATGAGTTTTTAACCACACGAGTGTTGCTTGAGCTGCAATATTTTCATTTGTTGCCAACAAATCAGGATTGTTCTCTAAGTCTACACCAATTTTTTTACCAATATCTCTATAATTAGCACGACCGGTAATTTGAATAAATCCACGACCTTTGTATTTTTGTCCATCACCTGGTTGGGTATTTCCAAGTTCTCTGGCTTTACCAGGACTATATTGAGGGTCGTATCTATTAAAATAAGGGTCAATGCCTGTTGCTGGATTAGGACCATTACCCTGTTCTGTCATTCTCTTAAACCCAGTCTCTGCAGCAACTTGTCCAGTAATATTAGCTATTGTTTTAGGGTCAGTAACTCCGGCAGCTCTGATATTATTAACAAATCTTGCTTCTCGTTCTTGAGCTTCCTTTGTTCCAAGGACTGCTTCTTTAGCAGAATTCCAAACATTTTGAATACCTTGTCCAGCTGCTCCTGCAGCATTTCCAATAGTAGATGCTAATTTTCCAAAAAATCCTTGTGGAGATTGAGAAGGAGATTTTGGTGGAGGAGGTACTGGTGCTTTTTTATTGTTTGATTCTTCTTTGGCTTTGGCTGCATCTTTTGCGTCTTTTTGCTTTTTTAGGTTTTCTTCAGAAGATGATTTTACTTTTTTTGATTTTTCATCATCTGTATTCTCTTTAAAGTATGCTAAAATTAAACCTTTAATATGTTCTAGTCTTTCTTTGGCATCAGGGTCTTTTTCAGGGTACACATTATAAACAGCTTGATAAACATCTCTAGCAATAATAACAATATCAATTGCAGCTGAAGCAGCCGTGCCAACAACTGGGAACATTGCCGCCCCACCAGAAGCAATACTTAAAGCTGCCCCTGTTGTATCTCCTTGCATATATGAAAATGCTCCAGAAACAGCAGCGAAGGCTAAACCAAGAACAGGTACTTTTCTAATACCAGCACTTATTAATGACTTTGCCATAATTTTTTTAATAGCTGTCATAACAACACTTCTTGATGCTAATTTGCCTGCTTTTGAAACAAGGTTTGCTTTAAGCGTTACTTTAGGAGAAAAAAATAATTTCTTAGCTCCTGATATAACAGATTTTACTCCATCTTTAGCTGAGTTATATATTGATTTAGCTTTTGAACCAACTTTTTCGGCAACAGATTTTACTCCATCTTTAGCTGAGTTATATATTGATTTAGCTTTTGAACCAACTTTTTCAGCAACAGATTTTACTCCATCTTTAGCTGAGTTATATATTGATTTAGCTTTTGAACCAACTTTTTCAGCAACAGATTTTACTCCATCTTTAGCTGATGTAAATATTGATTTAGCTTTTGAACCAACCTTTTCAGCAACAGATTTTACTCCATCTTTAGCTGATGTTATTTTGGAAACAATATTTTTTTTAATTAATTCTTTTGCACTTTTAAATTTTTCAGCTAATTTAACAAATGGCCTTTTTACAGCTCTTCCAAATTTAGAAGCAATTCTTTTCATCACTGAGACACCTAGGAGATTAGCTAAACCACCAAGAATAAAGTCAAACATTGAACCTGTTCCACCATCATCTTTTGTACTCGACTTTACATCACCAGGAATTTTTAAACCGGCTTCTTGCTGTTTTTTTACTTCCTTATATTTAGTGTCTTGTTCATCAATTAAATCATCTGCTAATTTTTTAAGAAATTCTGAAGTTTTTTTAGATTCTTCTAAATTTTCTTTATTAACTTCAAGAATTTGATCTGATGTTTTAATAAGTTTTTCTGCTTGTTCTTCAGCTTTATTTTGAGCATCAAGCCCAATTGAACTTGACGCTTTAATATTTTTACTTTTTGAAGAATCGGGTGTTGAGCAAGATTCGCTACTTTTCGGTTTAGAATCTTTAGTATCTTTACTTTTATCAAGAGCTTTCTGTGATTGCATTTCAGAAATTAAATTTGCATGGGTTTGTGAAATTTTATTAACACTGAGTTGAGTTTTTTTAGTATTCTCAACAAGTGACGCTACTGATTTAATAATAGGAGTATAGTCTTGTTTTTTCTCATTAGCTGGAGCATCATTTTCTACAGGAGCATTTTTAACTGCCTTTTCTACATTCTTAATGTTTTCTTCTGGTTTTTGTTTCTTCTCATCAAAATCAGTGGTCATCATTGCTTTTAAAAGTGAACCCATTATACCCATAATTAATCTCCTTATTTAGCGTTATTATACTCATTAACATTAGCTTGAACTAATCCATTATAAATTGATCTCTCAAATGGAAACATTGAATCAATATCTAATTTAGTAAAATGTCCAAAATAAACTAAATTTGTAATAGATTTATAAAAAGATACTAAAGAATCTTCAGAAAGACAGTCAATAACATAAGTATCACTTGACATATTGTGCTCAATATTTTTTTTACAAAAAAAGCATTCTGTTTTATTAGTAAATTCAATTTTTATTGAATTTGTATTAATAAAATCCTCTAATTTATCATAATCGGGAAATTCCAAATTATCAATTGCTTCAATAATATCTTCTATATTTGAGCTATTTATATCTTTTTTTGAAATTTTTTCAATGCGATTATAAATTTCAGTATCATCAAATGTTTGCTTAATATAAAACTCAATCCCACCTAGATTTATTTGAGATTCTGTTTCATTGCCTGTAACAAAGTTTTCAAGACTTAAAGCAATATCAAAAGGTCTTTTACAATGAGGACATTTATTAACGGCATTTACTGTTTCGCCAATACTAATATATCTAAGTTTAAATAAAAGGAGTTTTTTTTCTATTGTTGTTAGAGATGTGTCTTTGGGAGTAATATGATGTGAAAGATAATTAAAAATTTCATCAATATTTTTATCTTCATTAATTGTTGCAGAAATTAAAATATCTCTTTCCTCAGCTGTTGTATATGGTGTTAAGGAGAAAGATTTTCTCCCATATTTAACAGCATGAAACATTAGTTAATAAACCATGTTTCTGGAAAAAATCCAGGAATATCATCAAACATAAATTTTTGAGGTTTTTTGCAGTATTTACATTTAACAGTAAAAACATTATCTTGAATGAATTGTTGTTTTTTGTACTCTTCAAAAATTTTATCCAAATCTCCAACATCAAGATTTTCAAGATATTCCATCATCTTAACAGCGCCTGTAGTTTCTTCACCGTTTATTGACAAAATATGCATTGCTAAATCTGCTATTTGTTTATCATCAGGTGTACTTTGTTCTGCAATTTTCTCATAATAGAAAGAAGGGTCAATTGTTTCACCAAAAACAACAGTGTTTACTCCAATAGTAACTGGCGCCCAATCACTTTGTTTAATTTTATTGATATCTTTCATCTTAATATCAATTATATTTTCTTTTTGACAAAGCTCATTAGAACAATCGAAAGCAAATTTAAATGTTTCACCTATAGAAATTTCACGTAATTTATAAAGAATAACTTTAAGCTCTTCATCAGTTAATAGAATATTTTTTTCCTTAATACAAGGGAAAATAAGAGTCCTAGCCATATCATTTGGAGAAAGTTTTTCACCTCGTTCATCAACAACATTTTTGAAAAATTTTCTATCTTTCACTTTCCACTTTCTAAGATGAATAATTTTATTACTCCTTAGTTGCAACTCTTCTGAATATTTTTCTTCTGTACTAAATTGTGACATTTAAATCCTTTTTGTATTATTTATAGTATTATACTCAATTTTTAATTAAAATTTATAAAATATCGAGTTGAGATGTTGAAGTATTTGCAAATGCAGTATCAGAAACACGTTGTCTAACTCCCTTAAGTGTTATTGAAAATTCTGCAATTTGATTTTCTGTAGCATTACTAAAAGATACTTCTGAAATTTGTTCAATTAACATGCTATTAAATGTCATAAATTTTAGTGTATCTCCTTCACTTCTATCTGTCGAAATATGTAATGTCATAAATAAATCAGATGCATATGTCGAAATAGAAAATTCAAATATTTTTGTAAACATTTTATATAATGTCATATGATTATAATCTCTAAATGTTAAAGTAATTTTTGCCATTTCTGGACGACCGTTTGTATAAAACCACTTACCACCAAGATAATTTTCCATTGGAGCAACTGATAGGGCAGGTGTTGAACACGAAGTCAATGCCAAATTTAACATATTCTGTATGTCTAATGGTAATAAATAACGATATTTTGACTGTTCTAAATGAAGATCAATAGTAAAATGATTTACTTTTGTCCATTGTGTATCATATGCTAATTTAACCATACCATGTAAATTCATATTTTTATCCTTAAAACTTTATAAACTATTTATAAATAGTTTAACTAATTTATAGGATTAATAATGGCAAAAAAACTTCAAGACCTGTTAGAAAGTGTTTTAAATGATGGAGCAAGACCAGCAAAGTATTTTTTAAAAATAGCTTTACCTATTCAAGATAACGATGTAGAACATTCAATACCAGTGCTTGCTAAAACAGCAACACTTCCTGGAAAAACTTTAGATACAATTGGATTTCAATATAAAGGCAGAAACATTCCTCTTCCAGGACAAGTGAAATATGCCCAAACATGGGAAATGACTCTTCTAGCAGAAGAGGATCATTCAACAAGAATTTACTTTATGGATTGGATTCAAGGCATGGATAATGCAAATTCATCTTACTATATTTCTCAAGGTTCAGAATTGACAGGTGAAATTAGAGGTAAGAGAGGGGCAACAGAACAAAGAAAGGTAGATATTACTATTTCTCAATTAAATTTTGACTTATCACAAGTTGAAGTAGATTATGTTTTATATAATTGTTTCCCTATTTCAGTAGGTGATATAAGTGTAGGACATGAGCTAGTAGGAGCAATAGAAGAATATAGTGTAACTTTTTCATTTTCACATTGTATTATAAAGTATGCTACAGACACATCATATCCATATAGTGTAAATTAAAATAGGAGAAAAAAATGGCAGACATAATAACAATTTCAGAATTAAAAAAGAATCTAGGACCAGGTCTTGGTCTTAGGAAAAATAAATATCTATTGGAAGTTCCTCTTAGTGAAGGGAGACAAATAAATACTTTATGTCAAGCAACATCTCTTCCAGAAAGAGCAATGAGTACAACTTCTGTATATTTTAATGGAAGAAAATATAATATGAGAGGAGAGACGGATTATCAAGGAACTTATGAAATTTCGATAGTTGATGATTCTACAATGGCTTTAAGGAAAGCATTTGACTCTTGGATGTACACTGTAGATAATTCTAACTGGGTTGTAAACGCATCAGATTCAGTTGACATTCATACTATTAATAAGGTACAAAGAGGTCAAAAAAATGCATATAAAAGTGATGTATCTATTTGGCAATTAGATTCGAGTGGTAATAAAGTTTATGGGTATCAACTTCAGAACGCATTTCCAAGTAGTGTTGGTACTGTTGCGCTAGATGATACGGGTGATGGTGGTTTATCAGAATTTTCTGTTGTTTTTACATTTTCTGAATTTGTCCCTATAAGTGAAGCTACAGTTGTCCCTTCTGATACTCCTGAAAATAATACTTCACCTACTATTGGATTTGATAATTTGTATGCAAATGACATTTCTGGATTTGATCCAGACTTTCAGAATATTGCTTCAAGTTATCTTGGAGATTCGGTCAAAAATCCTTTTGAGATTGCATCTAGTCCTGGAGATTTTTCAAATTCTTTAGGCAATAGTGTTGTTAATGATATTCAAACTGATTTTACAGTTCCTTCAGAAATGTTTGGTTCTATATTCTAATATTTTGCTTAATATAAATAGAAGTGATTATATTAAAAAATGGAGAAAAATATGGCAACATCTGGAAAATTAAATGCAATAAGAGATGCTATTGGTGCTGGTGCTCGTGCAAATAAATATAAAATATTTTTGGGCGAAAAAGTACCCGATGGTGATCTTTTAGGGAAATCAGCAACTTTCCCTGGAGTTACAGTTGGTAAAATTGAAGTCTGGAATCAAGGAAGAAAATTAACTATTCCTGGAGACACTGATTATGAAGGAACATGGGCAATTAGTTTTTATAACACTGAAGATCATGCTCTAAGAAAAGCATTCATCACGTGGATGAGACAAATTGATAATTTTCAAGACAATATACACTCTGGAAGTCCTGGTTCACAAATGGTCGAAATGAAAGTTATTCAAATGCTAGCAGATGGAACAGAAGGTCAAACTTATATCCTTCATAACTGTTTCCCAGCAGAAATTGGAGAAATTACAGTTGCGGATGAAACAGCTGATCAGATACAAGAATTTGATGTAACATTCTCATTCACTGATTGGGTTGTCGCTTAATTATTTCAATATATCCTTCGGGATATATGAAAATACTTAAAGGAATTTAAATGGCATTAAAACAAATGGAACAACCTTTAACAGCCAAAGAATCTATGGCGTTCATGAAAAAGATGATGAAAACTAATAAGAAAAAACTCTCTAAAAAGGACTTCTTAACTGGAAAAATTTTATCTTTTGGATATGATGCAAAAGATAAAACTGCAACTTGGGACAGTACACCACTAGTAATAGTTTTACTTAGAGGAAAATCTCATACACTTGCTATAAACTTGCACTGGGCTCCTGTGCCTCTTAGAATTATTCTTGTAAAAAAAATTCTGCTGTTAAATAAAAATAATATAAAAAATAAAAAACCTCTTGAACTTCACTACTCGGATATTAAACCTTTTTTAAAAAAAGTTGGATTTGCTCCAATTATAAGATTATACATCAATAAAAGAATTACTTCAATGGGTATTGTTATTCCTGATGAACATTTGATGAATGCTGCAAAACTTAAAGCAGAAACATTTACTCAAGGCAAAGTTGATTCAGAGACATTATACAAGATTGCTTTAAGGAAAAATAAGAAGTACAGACAAGAAAGGTCAAGACGCCAATAAAATCTAGCTTAAATTAAAATTATAAATAGCTTAATAACAAAAACACACAAAGGTAAAAAATGTTAGATTCAAATGATATTACTGCTGCAGTAGAAAAACGATATACTGATTTTTCTAATGCAATTAAACAAGAGTTAAATAACAAACTTCAGAATCATCCAATTATTCAGAACCACGTGTCTGAATTTGAAAGGATTGAAAGACTGAAAGATATTTTTTCTCAAATTAATCAAACAAAGCAACCAGATTAAAGGAGTTTAAAACTTATGAAATATATGATCGAAGAGGCATTTCAGCTCGAATCTGAAATTCAAGAAGAGCTTAATGAAGCGTCTGGAAAGTCAGAAAAAAATTATTATATAAAAGGTATTTTTTCTACTCCAGAAGCAAAAAACAGAAATGGTAGAATTTATCCAATGAGTATTTGGATAAATGAAGTTGCCAATTTTCAAAAAGAAATTAAAAATAAAAGTATAAATTCTCTTGGTGAATTTGAGCATCCTGCACGTGTAAATGTTGACCCAATGCTAGCTGTTATGAGAATGACAGAGGTTAAAATAGAAAATGGTCTTGTCCTTGGAAGAGCGAAAATACTAAATAACAACAGTGAAAGAACAAACCAATTAAAAGCTTTAATAGATGAAGGAGTAAAAATTGGTGTTTCTTCTCGTGGAGTAGGTAAAGTTGGAAAAAACAATATCGTAGAAGAGTTTAAACTAACAACCTGGGATATTGTAACTCAACCTTCAGATTATAATGCAAATCTTTCTGGTCTTGTAGAATCTTTAAATGAATCAGTAGGCTCTAAAGAATACTCAATCAATGAAAATGGTTCTATAGAAGAAATACAAGTTTGTACTAAAAATGCTTGTCATTTATTTGAAACAAAAGATATTCAAAAAGTAACTCTTGAAAAATTTAAAAAACTTCTTGAAGAGCTTTCAGCACAAGATGGGTTGGAAAAATTCTCTTCAAGAAAAGTAGATGCTGTTTTTACTGATGAAAAAGGAAAGACTCAAAAAAAATCTTTTGATACAGAAAAAGACGCAAGAAGTTATGCAGACTTGATGCATTGGAAATTTGAGTATTCAGATGGCTCTGGTGGTGGAGCTTTTGATAGAATAAAATAATAGCATAATACATTATAATCTTATGAAATAGTTTGAAAATTTAGATTATTAAAACAAAACCAAAAATATAAATACTAATAGTATTTAACCCAATACAGGAGAAATAAATGTTAACAAAACTTTTTGAAGCACTTGACGAAAAAGTATTTACTGTCGAAATGAAAAAAAGTATGGAAGTACAATTTAATGAAGCTGTTGAAGCAAAAGCACAATCACTCGCTGAAGAACTTGCATCTGAAAAAATTTCAGAAGTAATTGACAGTATGACAGAACGTGTTGAGCTTTTAGAAGCTAAACAAGAAAATGCAAAAGCAGAAGCATTAGCATCACTTAAAGAAGAATTTGATAAAGAGCTAACTGATATTGTCGAAAGTGTTGATAATTATCTTGATAAAGCTATTTCTGAATTTGTAAAAGAAGCAGAAGGCGCACTTACTGAATCAGTAAAAGCAGAAAAAGCAGATTTAATAATCGATGCTCTTAGTGCAATGATGGTATCAGCTGGTGTAGAAGTTTCTAAAATTGTTGAAGCAAAAGAAGAATCAGATGTTGAAACAAAACTAGCAGAAAGTATTGCAAAATATGATGCACTTATAGAAGAAACTATCGCTAAAGACAAAGAGATTAATGATTTGATAAAAATTGGAGTAATTGGTGAATTGAAGGAAGGTTTAACTTTAGTTGAATCTGAAAAATTTGAAAAACTCGCTGGTTTAGTTGAATTTAGTAAAGATGCGTCTTATGCAGATGCTCTTCAAACTATTAAAGAAAGTGTAAAAGGTACTAAAGTAAAAGAAGAAATACTTGACGAATCTGTTCAAAACAAGAAAAAAGTTTCTAGTATTGACCCAAGATTTTTATAATTAATTAATTTAAACTTAGATTTTAATACTAAGTTTAAATAAAAACTGAATTTTAAAAAGTTATAAATAACTTTGAAATATTAAATAAATAAAAGGAGACATTCAATGTCACAACTATTAACAGAAAAATTTGGAGAAATCCTAGAAAGTTCAAAGTACGCTGGTCTTACTATGAATGAAAAAGTTTCAATGGCACTTTTGCTAGAAAACACAGAAAAAGAATATGAGCGTCTATTAACAGAAAGTACAGCAACAGCTGATATTGCTCAATTTACTCCAATTCTTATGCCTCTTGTTAGACGTGTATATCCAAATCTAATCGCTAATGAATTACTTGGTGTTCAACCAATGACTATGCCAACTGGTTTTATGTATTCATTAACTAATCGTTACACTGGTGATGGTAATAATGGTACAACAGGTCAAAGTGGTCTTAACGGTTCTGGTGTTATCTTGAAATTAACAGTTGGTGCTGGTACAGATACAATCGTTCAAACTGGTGTAACTAAACTTGCAATTGTTGGTGCTACTTCTGGAGCTACTGGAACAATTCTTTATAGCGAAACTCAAGGTAAAGCTGGTGCAACTTATGTTATGGCTCTTGTTGAACAAACTTCTACTGCTGCATTTGGTGTTGAAAATATCACTGTAACTGGCTCTGATGATGTTGTTTCTTGTACTGCAGTATATACAAATGAAGCATCTTTCCGTGTTATCTTGAAAAATTATACTGGTCCTGTAACAACAGCTGTTGGTGAGGTTCTTGGTAAAGATATGAAAGAAGTTGGTTTCACAATTGCTAAAAAAAGCATCGAAGCAACAACTCGTAAACTTAAAGGTCAATACACTTTAGAAATGTATCAAGATTTAAAAGCACAACACGGTTTAATGGCTGATGAAGAAATCATGTCACTTATTGGTGCAGAAATGCAAAATGAAATCGATCGTGAAGTTGTAACTTTTGTTAACAGTAATGCTACTCAATGTGCTAATGCTTTTGCATTCACTGCAAGTTCAACTGATGGTTCAGGTAGATGGGAAATTGAGAAATACAGAACTCAAGCAATTAAAATTGCTACAGAAGCTCGTCAAATCGGTCTTGATATCAAACGTGGTCAAGGTAATACTTTAGTTGTATCTCCTAGAGTTGCTACAATGCTTGAACAAATTGGTTCATTCACAGTTGCTCCAATGGCATCTGGCGTAAACGTTCCTGTTTCTGGTGGTGTTGCTGGTATATTTGATGGTAAATATAAAGTTATCGTTGATCAATATGCTGTAAGTGATTACGCAACTGTATTGTACAAAGGTACTGACAGACGTGATGGTATGGGTGTATTTGCTCCATATGTTCCTCTTTCATTCCAAAAAGTTACAAATCCAGATAGTGGTCAACCAGCTATCATAGCATCAACTCGTTATGCTTTAGCAACTAACCCTATAGATTCTGCTCTTTATGCAAGATCATTTGGAATTGATTTCACTAACACAGTGCTTAAATCATACTAATTTTTAAATTCTTTCCCTTCGGGGAAATTATTAAGTTCAAATAAAGAAGAGCAACCCCCCCCCCACCTTGCTCTTCTTTATTTGAACTAAATAAAAAACTCTGGATATTCTTCTTTTAATTTTATATCACTAATATTCCCTAAATTATTTTTGATATTAGATAATAAGTACTGAAATGATCTACGTTTCTTTTGATTTTTAAATCTATAATTGATTAAAAATCTAGGTTCTTCTCCAATCGCAAATGTATCCACAATAACATCTTCAACTCTATAAAGTCTATTGATTTTATCAACAAGCACATCATTTTTTTGAATAAAAACTCCTTCTTGCTTAATCATCTCATCCATAAAAAATTTTTCAATGTTATTCATATGAAAAACTCTGGGTATTGATCTTTTACTTCTTCTTCTGACATTCCTTCACCTTCAATAAGAGATTTTATAAATTTTGTATCTGCTCGAAACTCTCTAGATTTACCAAAAATTCGATATTTAACAGTTTCGCCATTTTCAATAATGTCAGTGATGTAAATAAAATCTGCTTTGTTTGAAATTACTCTATAAACTTTGTTTACTTGCATTTATTTTCCTCTTATATAGAATCAAATCAAATAAAAAACTCTGGATAAACTTCTCTAAATGTTTCTGGATTAAGATTCTTTACTTCTTTGAAATCAAAAATTTCAGGAAGAACTGCTTTGATATCTTGTATATGAGTCACATTGTACTTTTTAATATCTTCGAGATTGCCGTTTAATTGTTGACATTCAAAAAAGCTAGGGTCCATTTTTCTTCCATATATTCTGCAAAAACCTTTTTGATTCTTTAACTCTATATAAATAATATCGCCAACTTTAACTTTCATATCATTAACTCAGGGTAAATTTCTTTTTTCCATTTTTTAATAGCAAAACTCTCAGCATCATTAGAATGTTTTGGAAAATCTGAAAAGGCTTTCATAGTATTTGCACCTGTCCAGTATTTTATGAAATCTTTATTATATAGTTTATTTAAAGTGATGCAAAAATTATTTATTTTAAACTCACCAGTTTCAATATTAAGAACTCCTTTAACTACAGTATTATATTGGTGTACTGCTATTAAAAAATAATCATTTCGTATAGTTTCTTTAAAATTTTTAGATTCAAGAAATACATTGAAGAAATTTTCTTTAAAATCACTAATATATTTTTCTATGTATTCTTTATCTAACATTGCTTGTTCTAAGTGTTTAGGTTTCATTAAGATATCATTTCTATATCTACTTTTGCCTCCTGGGTGTTGCAAAAGTAATTGTAAACAATAATCAGTTTCTATTTTATTGCAGCATTCATAACCATCTCTTCTTAACTTTTCTGAATTAAAATAATCAGTATTTTTTAAATCATGAACTTCTTTATAAAACTCGAAGTTCATTTTAAAAAAACTTTTTAACTCCATTAGAAGAGCAATATACGTGCTAAAATTAGCTTTTGTTAAATCTTCATAGAATTTCATCTTGAACCTTTCTTTTTAGTAAACTATTATATACTAAAATGTGTTAAAAGGATATTAAAGATTGAAATTAATATTGATGTTTAAATTTTATTAAATAAATTGTTCAAGGATGCAATCGTCGAAAAATTCTGTTCTGCCACATCCTTCTTCAATACATATTCTATAATTTGCAAATTTCTCATGCAAAGAAGTTTCTAAAGCAAAACATTCTTGAGTTTCTATTATATCTATAATAGTGTATTCACCAAAATCTTTAAATAGACTTACTGACCTCTTTTCAAAATCTCCAGATAAACCTATTTTAACAGCTGAGTGTTGAGGAAAATGGAGAACATAAACAACTCCAGAATAATCTGTTCCTTCGTTGTTTCTTCTTTCATTAAAGTGTTTTGCTTTTGAAATAGACATTATATCTTTTATTTCTGGCGATTTAGAAACATTGTCAACACCGTATCGTTCAAGACATGTTACAGCAATCTTAGCTGCATTATTATAATTTCTTGAACCATTTCGTTCAAAATTTGTTTGTTTGGCACCTTCTCTATTTTCTGGGAGTTTGGAAGTATGATCAACACCATATCTTTCAAGGCAAGTAGTCCTTGCTTTATCAGGATTAACAAATGTCTCTGAACCATATTTTTCTAATTTGGTAAGTTTTGTTTTTGTTTGTACTTCTGGATTTTTAATTCCACAAGAATGCGAACAAGTAATTGAATATTTGCCATTTTTAAGGAATTTGTTATCTTTATTACAAACAGGACATTTTGTATATTCTGTTATATTATTTAAAATACAGTGAACTCTTTCTCTTATTGACTTTCTTGATGTATCTTCAATCCAAGGAGTTAATGAGAGTATTTCTTTAAATTCACTTTCTGAGAAATTTCTTCTTATAAATCCTGAATATTTTCCAGAAGTTTGTAAATACTGCAAATCTTGCATTTATTACCTTTTATTAAATAAATTAGTTTATTATACTTTAATTTTACTTAATAAAATCCCCAGAAGGGGAAATTAATTATGCACCAATGATAGAAGCAAAAGAATTTACTCCAGCATTTGTGAATCTCAACTGAATGAACTCGGCCACAAACGTTGGCTTGACATAAACATCGACAACTAATTCATTTCTTGAAATGACATCTGGAGTATTATTAGTGTTATCACAAACTACCAAATAATCTTGAATACCACGACCAGCCTGAACTGAGCCTAAGAAAGGATTAATCATCGCTTGAATACGATTACGAGTGAATGAATCATTGAATTCAAAAACTTGGTACTTAGCCATTTTCCATAAAGCTCTTTCGAGTGTATTGAAAAGACCACGAACATTGATTCTATCAAAACTTGAAGGTTTATCAAGAAGAGTCTTTTGACCCCAACAAACAGTTCCTTGACCAGGGAAAGCAACAACAGGATTTAAACCAGCTTTGTATAGTAAATCACGAAGAGCTTGATTTGGATTATATGCTAATTTATTAACATTTTTAATCTGACCTCTATCAAGACCAGCAGATGCCCACCATGAAGCAAGTTTAGTGTTAGTCACTGCTCTAAGTCCAGCTAATGAACCAGCACAGTTAATCCAACGATATTTATCAGCGTATTTATCATAAACATTTAGGTAGTTTGCACCAACCATTGCAAATGAACTATTAACATTTAAACCAGTTCCACTTGGAGGAAGGTCTGCAGTATTTCCTACACGCCATTTGATAATATTTTGAACAGCAACATTAGCTGTTTGTCCAACAACATCTTTAAAATTAGCACCGATAAATGCGATACAATCTTGTCTGTTGTTTGCTAGGTTAAATGCAGCCATTGGATTAGCTTCATTAGCAATAACAATATCAATATCAATTTCTTCTTTATTAGAAAAAATATCATAAGCATCTGCTATATCACCTTCAGTTAATGTAGCAACAGTTACGCCACCAGTAAGTTGAATAGGTTTTGCCCCAACATCAGAGTTACCATAAAGATATGATTTAATTGCGTGAATACCAGCTTGAGTTTCAACAGTATTGTCTTTAACATATATTAAATCACTTTGTGTGTTAATAACAGTTTCAATATACATTGATTTTTTAGATTCATCACGAGCTGCTTCATTTAGAGAAACAACATAATGTTCTTTAATAACACCATCATGTGTAACAATGATTGCAAATTCATCATATCCTGAAAGACTGTTATTAATTGCTAGTCTTGGAACATATGTAAAAATATCAGTTAAAAGAACACCTTGTTGAACATATTTACCAGCTGCGAAATCTGCAGGAGTAGCGACACTTACTGTAGTTGTATTAGCGTAATCACCAGGAGCACGAGAAATAAATTTAAGACCTGCAGAAACGCCTGTAGGGAAAACAATCAAATCTTCATTAGCATTAAAATCTGAAATGTTTCTTATCATTATTGTATTTGAAGAGGATACTGTAGTATCATAATTTGCATCATTTGCAGCTGCAAGAACTGTTTGAGCAATACCGATAGCATTTTTATTTGCAGAAGAAAATCCACGAGAAACTAAAAGAATATTTCCATAATCCAAGAAAGTTTTACATTGATACCAGTCATTATAATTGGTATTTGAAGGTTTTCCATAATAGTATTCTAAATCAACACTATTTGTA